CCCCCATTGAACTAGAGAAGAATATAGGTATTGTACTCCTAGCTTGAAATAACCTCTCACAAACATTTTCTCTTCTAAATCATCATAAAACATCTTGAACGAACCAGATGGGTCAGTTACATCAGAGCCGATAATTAAATTATCAACTGCACAATAACAAACTCCATTATTAACATTTGCTCCTAATAATGTTGTAAATAAGTCTGGATTAGTGTCTGTTAAGATAGTGTCCCATTCATACATAGGTACTAATTCTACGCCTCTAAAAGATACTCCTGAATAACCCTCTCTAGTGTTAACGATTGCTAAATCAGCAGTTCCAATACTAGCGTTTGTTTCTAGGTTTGCTAAGTAAGCGTTGAAAACTTTTGGAGTTACAAACATTTTCTTCTCACTTGATGGAACTTGTTGTAATGCTGCTGGTGCACCATCATAAACTTGTCTTAAAAGTCCTATTGCATCTGCTGCTGTTGGTGCTGCTGGTGTTCCAGCAAACTCAAGTACAGTTTCAGCCTTCATTAATTCCATCCAACCATCAAAAGCAGTATAACGTGCTACTGCACCTGCTACATCACCACCCCAAGCTAATCTTACTACATCAGAAGCGACACCTTTCATAGTACGGTTTAGAATTGCATTACCAACCGTTGTCCCTTCAAGGTTATTTACATCAACCCCATTTCTATAACTCTCTTCAATAAAACTATCAAAGAAAGCTGCACTACATTGTTCCAAAGCAACTCTACATCTACCTGCAGTAATTGTTTTGTCATCAATATTAAATTGACCACCGTCGTCAATATCCATACTAGCAGAACTACAACTATCATAACTCTCTACTATTTTTGTTAAAGCCGCAGAAGTGTAAACATTCATTACATGTTTTACATTAGGAATAACTCTATAGTTACCCATGATGTCATCACTTCTAAATACTGGCTCATAGAACATTTCGTTCAAATCCGCCCCACTATAGGTGGCGGATATATTATTTAATGCTACATTTCCTGTTGCCATTTTATTTTATTCTTTTAATTAATAAATCTTGTTTGGATTCTATCAACTAGTGCACTATAAAACCCTGCATTAGCATCCTGAACAACTGTCTTTTTAATTACAGCTGGGTCGCCATCGGTATCAACTCTTGTACCAATAGCATCAGACTTATTAAGTTTAGCCTGTAAACTTGAAACTTCTTCTGTCAAAGTTTCGTTTGCACCTTTAGTAGAAGTCATTTCTTCTTCTAAATTAGCAATCGTTGAGTTTAGAGACTCTACACTCGCTTCAAAGCTAGAAAGTTTACTTGCAACTTCTTCCTCGTCTACGATTGTAACCTCTACCTCAACATTTCCTGTTGATTCAGCAACTGCAGCAGTTTCATCATTAGTTTTTACACTTGAAATGATTTCCTCAACTTTATTGCTAAACCAATTTTTCAAATCTTCTGTCATTTTTGAATTTTTTAAATTAGTATTTAAGGTTTGTTTTACTTTGTCGCTTGTGATGTTTCTAAATTTAGACACATCAACTTTAGCAGCGACCTTTACAGCGTCAGAGACAGAATCAATAAATCCAAACCCGAGTGCTTCTTCAGCGTTCATCCAAGTTTCTTCATTCATCATATCTTTAACTTCCTCAATAGACATTCCTGTTTTCTTTGAATAAATATCAGCAGATTCGTTACTTAACTTCTCTAATATATTTGCATACTTACGCATATCGGATGCTTCTCCCATTGTGCCACCCCAAGCGTTGTGTATCATATATAGAGAGTTTTCACTCATGATAACCTCATCACCTGCTAAGGCAATAATGCTACCCATACTTGCTGCTATCCCCTCAATGTAAACTGTTGTCTTTTGAGTTCTCTTTAAAAGAACATTATAAATAGCCATTCCCTCAAACACATCACCACCAACGCAGTTGATGTGCAAGTTCATTGACTGTCCCTTATATTCTTTAATATCGTTTATAAAATCCTGTGCGGTAATACCCCACATTCCGATTTCATTAAATAAATAAACATCTACTGATTCAGTAGGTGCTTTTGATTGTATGTTATACCATGTTTCTTTCATAATTTGCAAATTTACTTATAGTTATTAAAAATCCTACCCAACTTTTGGAAAAAACTTTTAGTAAGAGATATTTTCTGCAGCAACAGACTTCTTTCTTTCCTTATATACAACATTCTGTGCTTGACTTTCACTTATATGATATTTAATAGATAAATCCATAAATGTGTGTGTCCTGTTACCTTTATTAAATACCAGCCTCTTATCAAAATCTGCGATTATCATATAGTTCCTTAATCTCTTAGGATGTACTATTCCTCTCTCGACTAAATGTCTTAGTATATCTTTTGATGTTGATTCTTCCCCAAATCGCATTGTAATCTCCGCCCCTAATAGTTCTATGTAGTCATAAACCACATCTACTTTATTTTGTTTCTTTGTCATAGTTATTTACTTGTCCCAGCCCCACTTGCTAAAGCCCCAGTTAATGTTGATGATTTTTTTCTCATGTGAGCATCTTTCAAGTTACCTCCTAATTTATCGTGATGCTTTTTGGTTTTTTTCTTAGGTGTAGGAATACTCTTTTCTGATAACCACTCTTTATTTATCTCATCCCAAAACTTTAAAACAGCCCTTCTGCATGATGAGCATTTAATATCTTGCTTGTTTGTTGGGAATAATTTTTCCCATCCAACAAACATTACAAGAAGAGGTTCTTGCTTGTACTTAGAATAGTTCCTCATATACTCTTGGTTTTCTTTGATGGCATCTTGGATTTCTTTTCTTTCGTTGCCTTTAATTGTTTTTGCAATCTCTTGAAATTTCATATATTTGATTTATTGGTTACCATTTTTTAATTGGACATTCCCCAAACCATTCTTTGGTTAACGATGTCTTTGCGTCTAAAAAGCATTTACACTTACCGCATCTTGCTCCCTTTGTCCACTTAGGAATCTTTAGCATAAAGAAGTTTCTGTAAAAGTCGCAATTTTTACAGATACTTAACCTCTCTAATTTTGTTTTTTTATCAACGAACATCTGTTAATAATCCATAAACTAACATTAATATAATAACAACACAGTACACTAAAAGTATTTTATTAGTTTCTTTCACTAGAACGATGCCTGTGATTGAATAGTGCTTACTGTATTTTGACTGTTTGTTATATCTGATTCTACAACTACCACTTGACTTCCTTGTGATATAGCTCCCATCATCCCTGCTTGTCCTAAAGCGTTGAATTGTGATTGTGCAAAAGAAGGTTGATTTAATAAACCGCCATCTGCAAACTTAACACCACCACCCATAGAGTTAATTGAAGAGAGTAGAGGTTTATACATTGATGTACTTCTTTTATTTATAACTGCTTCCCCACCTTCTAATTCATTTACTCTACCTCCTACAGCAAACTTCACGCCACCCTGTGCGTGTGAGTTCCCATACACCATTCCTCCATCTGCAAATTTCTGGTTAGATATTACTGCTAATTGTGCTGCCCCTGCTACACCTGCTAATGCCATCTTTAGAATATTTGGAGATGCTTTTATTATCGCTAAAGCTGTCCCCATTATCGCCTTACCTATATTAGCACTTTTTTCTTTTTCAAAAGCTGCTCTATTTATTTTTTCAACATCTTGTTCATATTTTTCTTGAGTAATAACCCCTGACTCTTTCCTTTCTTCAAGCATTTTTAATTCTTGAGATTGCTGTCTATTTCTATTCTGACTATCTATTTCAAATAAAGCATCACTTAGTTCGGATGCTGCATCAAGAGCAAACTGTTTCATCTCTTTTCTCTTCTCTAAAGCATCATCATCATCTTTATCTTTTTTATCTTTTGCTTTCTTTTCTGCTGCTGCTACTGCTGCTATCCTTGCCAGTTCATTATCTAACATCTCGCTTTGAATACCAGCAGTACTTTCCTCATACGCAATATTCAAATCTTTCATATTATCAAGATGAGCTTGTTCTGCCTCAAAAGCTCTTTTATCATACTCTTCTTGAGTTATAACTCCATTTATTAAATTTTCTTTATCTGCATTTAACTCTTCTTTAAGAGCATTTTTTAACTCTTTTTTTGATGCTTGAAAATCTTTTTTCTCTTGTGCTAGTTTTTCTTTTGCTAATTTATCTGCTTCATCTCTCTTTATTTTATCTGCTTTTTCTTGAGCCCTTCTCGCTTTTTCTAGTGCAATATCTTTATCTAATTGTATTCTTTCAGATTTGTTTTTTTCTTTTTTTATTTCTTGTTCTATCATCTCTTCCAAATCAGCTAAGGCAAATTCTCTTGCTTCAAGTTGTTTTGTTAAATCTTCAGCTACAGTAGCTGCCGCCCCACCTATATCCAAACCTGATTCAGCTTGTTTTTGTACAGTTTCCAGTACATCTTTCTGAAGTTTTTGTACTCTTTTCATTTTATCCGCCTCTTCTTGCAGTAATTCTGACCTTGTTTTTAAGGTGACATTAACTTCTGATTGAACCTTCTGTACAGCCTTTCCAGCATCTTCCATTTTTTTAACACTTTTCAAAGATTGTGTTAAAAAATCAGCACCTAATTGTTCTGATGTTCTCATATTATCAACTACATCACTTATAAAGGTTGTCCAACTCGAAACAATTTTCCTTAAAGCCCTATCTATGTTAGTACCCCCTCCTACTATGGCAATCTCAAATCCTTCCCAAGCAGATTTAGCTTTTAATAAATCCCCTTCTAAAGTATCTGCCATAATATCTGCCATTTTTTGAGCCTCTCCATTAGAATCTTCAAGAGCATCAGTAAGGCTTAAAACATTATCAGTACCATTAATCATTGTTGTGAAAGCAGCAACCTGTCTTAGGTCAACAAGTTCCATCATTTCAGCATTTGAAAGCCCTTCTGCATTTAATTTTAACAATGCTTTCTCTAAGTCTGCAGAACTATTTACTGTAAATCCTATTTTTTTTGTTAAATCAGATGTGGGGTCTTGCATTTTAAGAAATATATTTCTTAAAGATGTTCCAGCAATAGATGCCTCAATACCTGCATCAGTAAGCGTTCCCATAATTGCGGCTGTAGACTCTATGGTAATACCTGCTGCTGAGGCAATAGGAGAAACTTTAGTCATAGATGTTTGCCATTTTTCAATATCTAAAGCAGAACTTGTGAACGCTACAGCCATAACATCTACTACTCTTTGAGTTTCTGAAGCGTCTAATCCAAATCCTCTAACTGCAGCCCCTGCTACAATCGCTGCCCTACCTAAATCTGATTGTGTTGCTGTTGCTAACATAAGAGTAGCCTCCTGTGCGTCTAATATCTCACTTGTTGTAAACCCTAATTTACCATAAGCAACTTGCAATTCTGCGACCTGAGATGCAGTAAAGAATGTTGAACGTCCTAATTGCTGTGCAGTATTTGTTAGTTTCTTGAAGTCCTTGTCAGTCGCCCCAGTAATTGCCTTAACTTTCGCCATTTCAAACTCAAATTTCTTAAATGTGCCTATGGCAGACCCTATAGTTTTATTTAACTGTCTGAATATGATAAGAGCAGAGCCAATAGCAGCTCCTGCTTTAATCATGCTTTTAGTAAACCCTCCTGTTGCTTTGGAGGATTTCTTCATTCCACTCTCTAGCTTATTTACATCTTTAAGCCCTTTGACTTGTACCTGTATTACTATTTTTTCTGTATTCGTTGCCATCTTTATTTCTATTTTTTAATAGTAGTATTTCTCTTTATCTCACTTCTTATCATGCTAACCACATCTGCTACTACTCCTCCCGTTAATTGTTTTGCTACTTCTTTTTTCTTTTTCTCTTTTGTTACTCCTGCAAAATCTGTTCTTTTTAAATTATTTCCTTCTGTCCAAACCACATAAGGT